TGTAAAACCATAAACTAGTGTTTGTGTGTAACTGCTTGCCGTTGAGTTATCAACACCACCAACACGCAACCTAAATGTTAAATCTCTACCTGTTCCGTTGTTGAAAATTACGTTGTCAAATACAACTAAATACGAACTATAGGTAGCGTTAAAGCAATTATTTATATTTACGTTTTGGCCAGTCATAGTTGTTGCGCTAATTAGCGTCATACCTGAAGCGCCTAATGTTTGCCATGCTGCACCGTCGTAATACTGCGTAGTATTGGTCGCTTCAATGTAGGCCATTTGACCTTCGGCAAGCACCTTTTCACCTGTGCCACCAAAAGCGGCGTCACGTGTAACAGTTGTAGCAAATACAGGTATACCCGTGTTTATTTGCGTTTGCTGTGCAGCCGTTAAAACCTGTCCGGCTGTAAATGCCGGTACTGCTATTTGTGCGTTTGCTCCCATAGTGCCCCTATCCTAAAACATTCAATGCGTCAAGTGTGCCATACGTTGCGTCGTCTAAAATTAGTTCATAAACAATCGTAGTAGGGCTTGTAAACAAACGTACCCTATGCCCGGTAAGGGTTATTTCATGCTCTATGCCCTCTACGCTTAACTCTTGGGCAAGCGTCGTAATGGTTGACCCGGTAACAAAATTCTTTTCAATGCTTATAGTGTCGTTAATGTCAATAACGGCCACCGTGTCGCGTTGGGCGGTTGTTAAAGCGCCAAATACGGTTTCTACGCTGTTGTAGCGGGCTTCCGGGTATGGGTCTAAAAGGTAGGTTGCAGCTGCCGCTAGTTCTGTGTCGTCTAAAAGGCTGTTTGTAATGCTGTTGGTTTGAATAAAAAACAGGGCTTGGCTGTCTAGTTCGTCGGCGGTGGCTACCGACCCGCCAAGGTTTTGTACTAAGGCCCTATTGGTCACAGAATCCGCTTCAAAAGTAATGCCCAAATTATCAAAAGGTATGTTTGTTCCGTCGTCGTGGAAATCGGCAACGCTACCCGAAAGGGTATTACCCACGCGCGGCGTAAAAGTCAACACCCCCGCCCGTGACATAAACAAGCGGCCAAATTCTGCGGTTTGGTTTATTTGGCTTAAATAACTTAAAACGTTGGTACCTGCGGGCACGGTGTAGGCGGCGTCGTGGCCTAGGTCTACGGTACCCAGGTCAATGTTTCGCGCTGCACCTGCCGGGTAGTCCACTTCCGGTAGGTCTAAAACGGTTTCTATGCGTTGGCCGGACGTTTCAACGTCTACGTTTAATTCGTCAATGTAGGTTTGGCTTAGCAAATAGAAATTGTCTGAACAGTAAACCGTGACGCTATCTATGCCGTCTAAAGCAAAGTTGTAGTCGTAGTTAACAATTTTGCCACGGTACAAATACTCCGGTACGTTGCTTGAGTTGTAGCGGATTAACTCCACGGCGCGCAACGGTGATAGACCCGGCAACGCTTCCGGACTGTTATAAAACGGGCTTGAATCATCAAACGGGTTAAAAATCCCGTCCACGTCGTTTATGGTAAAGGTCATGGTGCCGGCGCTGAATTGGTCGCCTATGTCTTGACGGCCTCGGCGTACGCTTATTTTGGTCGTGCTATCGGTTACGTCTGCAAAGTCAGTTGTAGGCCCCAACGGGTATACACCGTCTAAAAGGCCTTTTACGTCGCTATCTAATTGAAAACTACCTACGTCGTAGCCTGTGTCAATTAGTAGGGAATAGTTGCCCGCTTGGACAATTGCGCTACCGGGCATTAGTACCTACCCGATATTGGCAAATCTAATGGGCCGTTTTGTCGTGCAAAGGCACGTAAGCCGTCGTTTGTTACGCGTCCGATTTCGGCGCTAGTTGCCATACCGCCGCTTACGTTTACGGTGTAGTTAGTTGTGCCGCCTCGCGCGGCTTTAGCTTCAGCAACGCTAGCAATGCTTGCTTTAGTTGGTGCAGGTGTAGCAACGGTTTGGCCTGCGGTTATTTTTGTAAATGAAATGTCTGTCTGTGCTTGCTCTAACAAGTTTTCTAGGCGCTTAGTTGTAAGGTTCGGGTTTTGTAAAATCTTTTCGTACTTGGCTAAAACGCTTTCAAGTCCGGCTACTAATGCTGTGCCTTGGTCTACGCCCGCTTGGTAAAAACGGCCTGCACTATCTAGGCCTAGTTTGTCTGCCACCTCTTGCACGGTAGAAACAATAGCCGCGCCCGCTTCCGCGCCTGCGTTTAATACTTCGCTAAGAGCTTGTTGGCTAAGGCCGCGCTGTAACAATAAATCCACGTTTGTTGCATACTGTTTTACCCCGGCTACTTGGTCGCGCAATCCCGCTAGGAAACCGCCGCCAGTTTCTACTCCCGCGTCTTTAGCGTCAGCAAAACTAAAACCCTCTTTAATTCCGTCGGCAACACTTTTGCCAAAATCTGTAAACGCGTCTTGTGCGTCTTTCAATTGGTCTTTAGCGTCGTCTAAAGCGTCTGCCAATTTGTCTTTAATGACGTCGTATAGTTCGCTAACTTTTTTAGAAGCGCCACCTATTTTGTCGTCTAATCCTGCAGCCTCTTTTTTAGCTGCACCGGTTGCGTCTGCTAAACGCATGGTTTGTTGGGCGCTGTATTTTAGGTTTTCGTTATAGGCGCCTATTGTTTTTTCGTCGGTAAAGGCTTCGCGTAATTTTCCAATTCCATACCAAATTTGGCTAAGAGGATTGGACATATTCTTTAAAACGCCAATAAAGCCGGTTAACTCATTACCGCTATTTTTTACCGGTGTTGGTAGTTTTTCAAAAGCCTGCGCCAAAAACGTTACATTTTGTGTAGCAACTTTTGCTTGTTCTAAAAATGCCGCGCCAAACTTGGCTTGTAAGTTTTGAAACGTTGCCGACAATGTGCGGGTGCTGTTGGCTAAGCCGTCGCTTGTGCGCATAAAGTCGCCTTGCGCGTCGCCTGTTTGCTTATAAATTGCGGCTTGCGCTGCCAAAATCTTTTGTTGTGCTGTTAACGCGCCCTTGCCGTCATAAATTCCAAGGGTCATTGCCTCTTGTTTTAGGGTTGCGTCATTAAGCAAAACACCAAAACGGCGCAAAGGTTCAGCCTCGCCACGCAATGCAGCACCAATAGCCATAACGGCTTCCTCGGGGCTTGTGTTGTTAAACGACGCTAGGTCAGTAGCAAGGGTTGTAAAATCATTGCTAAACGTTGCTAAATCTACGCCGGATAAACCTGCAGCTTTACCAAACGTACCAAAAGCACCGGCAGCGTTTAATACGGCTTGTTCGGATTGGCCTAATTCTTTGGCGGCGGTACGTGCAAATTGTTGTACGTCTTTGGCACCACGGCCAAATATAACGTTTACTTTGCTTAGGCTCTCCTCCATATTGGAAGCGGCTGTAATGGCCGGGCCAATAACGCTTTTAACGGTGCCAATGGCAAGGCTAAAACCGCCTACAGCGCCTGCAACAGTCTTGGCGCTAGTGCCAAACGCTTTAAGTTGTTTGTCGGCTGCCTGTACCCCGGTATTAACAAACGAGGTAATAATAGGTATGTTAATTGCCATTATTTGTACCTCTGTTTAAGTTGCTTATTTGTCTTTGCTTCTACGTTTGCAATAACTAATTGTACTTCAGCTTGCACGGCAGGCTTGTTTTTCTCTACTGCCTTGTCAATAACGCGAGGCTGTTCACCGCCGCCCGAAACGTTAAGGTTTGCGACAAATCGTCCGGCTGTATGTCGTCCGGCATGGTCATAAATTGCGCCGGCTGCGTCGCGCTGTTGGACAGTCATTAGGCGGTATGGTTTGGCGCCAAACGGTATTTGCTCTGTATGGGTTGCTACGCCGTCTGTAAAGCGCGTGAAATCTACGTACCTTTCCTTGGTGGCACGTGAACCAACTTTTACGTTAAAACCTTTATTTACCGTGGCGGTATTCCATTTAATTTCTCGGCCTTTTATTAGGTTGCCACGGTTCATGCCGGATAGCGGGGCGCCTTTAACTCCGCTAATGGTTGTAATCATGCTGCGGGCTTCCGTTACCATGACGTCACCGGCGCGCTTA